AAGATGTAGACAAACTGCCGTATCCTGCAATTTGTTTAACAGACAGAATGATTTATCTTGGTAATTGGTATAACGGTTTAAAAAAACAAAACGTAGACTGGTTAAATATGCCAATGACTTCGGCCTTCACAGTGCTAATGCGTCGTGCAAGTGTAAGTAGATGCCATTTAGCTAACAGATTGCTTCAACAGTTTGACTCAAGACACATGATAATGACACTAGGAACAAATCCCGGAACAGACCCTCAACAATTTAGAGATATAATAAAACCTCACACATATCCAATTGTAGTAGACTTGGTTGAATCTCCTTACCCAACAAATCTCATACACAATCACGAAATATTCTATCAAGCACCAGTGCAACTTGTTATAGAAAGTAGTAATGAAATTGATGCTGACAGCTGGAACAGTATTTTTATTACAGAAAAGTCTTATAAAGTATTCAGTTGGCATCAGTTTCCTGTATGGTATGCAGTGCCAGGACTTGTAGAAAAATTGCGAGAACAAGGGTTTGACTTATTTGATGATATCATCGATCACAGTTACGATCAAGAACAAAATTCTTGGGTAAGGATGATAAAGGTTGTAGAAGAAATAACAAAATTAGTTGGCAAAGATACAAAAGCACTACGTAGACAACATTGGAAGAGACTAGAAAGTAATGCGGCTCTTGTAGAACAGATACATACAAATGCCCGTAAGACGCATAAAGTACAAACAACTAGGTTAATAGATGAAATACACCAGCTTCACGAGTCAACAACTAGCACATGAACATAGTTTAAAAAATGTATTAACTGATCTTTATCAACATAACGAATTCATGGAAAGTATCAGTAACATGGTTGATCTAGGATGCCAGACTGAAGCATTAGACCTGCAATGGTGGGCAAATGCAGAAATAAACGATGATACTCATGCTCCATTAGGCATTAAGTGTATTGGAGTCAATCAAATTGACAAACTTATTGTTAAGCATAAAGGTATTTCGTTTCAACGACAAGATGTACAAGAATTTAACAAAAATAAAAAACTCTTTGATGTATTATGGTGTTATGACGTATTACAATTCCTAACAAACCCCTACCAAGCACTAGCCAACTGGTGGCATGTTGCGGCACAAGATGCAATGATGGTAATAGCAGTGCCACAAACTACAAATGTAGAATTTAATATGTTAGAGTATGATGCTAGGTTAAATCACAAGCATCATTTTACTATGCCTATGTTAATCTATATGTTAGCAGTAAACGGTTGGGATTGTAATAGTGGATTTTTTAAAAAAGGTATTGCCGATCCGTGGTTGTATGCTATTGTATATCGAAGCGATGTAGAACCAATGGATCCTGCTATCACTAACTTGTATAATCTTGTTGAAGATACAGAACTATTACCAGAAAGTGCAGTAAACAGTATAAACAAATACGGAATGCTACGACAGAGAGATTTACTATTGCCGTGGTTAGACAAAAGCAACATGCTAATGGGACAACAATAATGAAAAAAAACGGAAACTGGTGGTGTGTTGATAGTGTTGGTCTAGCTGGTGATTTTATGCGTTTAGAAAATTTTAGTTGTATCCAACCTATCAATGAAGCAGTAAAATATTGTAAACAGTTTAGAAATGCCATTGATGCTGGAACATGGATAGGTGATAGTACAGTTCAAATGGCACCAATGTTTGATAGAGTTATTGGATTTGAACCCCACCCATTGGTATTTGTTTGTTGTGAAAAAAACTTGAAAGATCGCGACATAACAAACGTAGAAATGTACAACTATGCACTCAGCAATGAAAACAAACTAATGAATTTGTACAATGGAAAAAGCACATTTTCAGGTTGGGTGAGTGAAAAAGAAGAAGTACCAGAATTGGTTACTGTTCATAATGAACAACAAGTACAAACTATTGTGCTGGACAGTTATCACTTTGAGGATATAGATTTTATAAAGTTAGATTGTGATAGTCACGAAGGTTACATTCTTGCTGGAGCAGAGCAGTTTTTTAAAACAAATTCTCCAGTGGTATTAATTGAACACAAGAAAAGAATACTTACAGATAGACAACCAGCGGATATGCCAAATGCCATTGAACTTTTAGAAAGTTATGGATATGTATTACGAGCACGTGTAGAGAAGAACGACTACGTTTATACCAAAGGAGAAGCGGATGCAGAATAGTCCAGAGTATACATTACAATTAGAAAAACTACATTCGCGTAAGAGCTTTGGAAATGCAAGTGGTGCACCTAAGATACTAACAGACTTTTTAGCAGAGCATACAGTTACAAGTATATTGGATTTTGGTTGTGGCAAAGGTACTCCGCTTGATAGTTTAAAATCCGACAAAATGGACATATACAGTTATGATCCTATAACACATCCAATAGAACTACCAGAATCTGTTGACCTAGTATATAGTCGAGATGTGCTAGAACATATAGAGACAGAACAAATTGACACAGTATTAGAAAAATTATTCGCAATAGGTACAAAATATCAACATCATTTTATTGCATGTCATCCTGCAAAAAAACGATTGAGCGATGGGCGTAATGCACATCTGATAATCGAAGAACCCAAATGGTGGAAAGACAAGATTGAACAGATACCTGGTTGGAAAATTATATTTGAGAACATCAAAGGACCAAAACCATTGGTCAGAGGTAATATAACAATTGACATTGTAAAGTACACAGTAATACTAGAGAAAGAAGTTTAGATGATTGAAGATTTTGATTACGACAGAGCAAATTATCCCACTAAAAAAGTTGCAGAAGTTTTTCCGTTTGAATTAAGTGAGAATCTCGGACACACATGGATTTTTGATCTTGATGGAACAATACTAGAAGTAAATGCACCTCCTTATACAGATGATAAACTACTTCCTGGTGTAAAAGAAATGTGGGCACAAATTCCAAAAGACGATTTTATTATTATTATGACTGCTCGGGCAAAAGATATACAGGAGCAAACATTAGAGTTTTTAAAAGATAACGGATTACACTATCACCTAGCAGTATTTGGTGTACATCACGGAGAACGTATTGTTGTTAACGATAACAAGCCTGGTGGACTACAAACTGCTATTGCATGGAACGTAAAAAGAAACAAGGGTTATGATAAAGTAGGTATATAATGGTAGACACTGAAATGACACGGACACAAGTACAGAAGATGGAACGTATTTTTACCTTAGAAGATGAAATTAAGTTTGCACAAAGTTGTCTACAACCAACGGCTACAGGTCATATACACACTGCTATTAGTTGGATGAATCATCGATTAGCACAACTTAAAGAGGAAGTACAAAATGGCTGAAGAAGAAAAACAAAAGACTATTGTTTTGGTTACTGGCGGCTTTGATCCACTACACAGTGGCCACATTGCTTATTTAGAAGAAGCTAGACAACTCGGAGACACATTGATTGTAGGACTTAATAGTGATGCTTGGTTAAGACGTAAAAAGGACAAAGCATTTATGCCGGTTGAGGAACGTGGAGCAATAGTTGATGCACTAGGTTGTGTAGACAAAGTAATTGGATTTGATGAAGAGTACGATGCTGACGATACTGCTTGTATGTTTATCAAAGACATGTTAGAATACAATCCAACAGCAAAAGTTATATTTGCCAATGGTGGAGATAGAAAAACTGGGAATATTCCTGAAGAATCTATAATAGATCCCAGACTGATGTTTGCACAGAGTGTTGGCGGCGATGATAAAAAGAACAGTTCAAGTTGGATACTCAAAGACTGGGAAGCACCAAAGGTGGAACGCAGTTGGGGACATTACAGAGAACTATACAAAGGTGATGGGTTTGCAGTTAAAGAACTTGTGATCAATCCACATAGTAAACTTACTATGCAAAAACATCAATGCCGTAGCGAAACATGGAACTTAGTAAGTGGTCAAGCACATGTACTAATCAGTAATCGAACTGAGCCCGAAGGTCCAAGCAGACAAACCCTTACTCCACCTAACCCTGTTGACATACCAAGTGGAACATGGCACCAAGGTGTAAACGATTCTAACGAGCCAGCACATATTATTGAGATATGGAAAGGCCCAAGCGAACTATTAAACGAAGATGATATTGTAAGATGGACATAGAAAACGAATTGCTTACAGTATATATAGGATGGGACTCAAGAGAACCAATTGCCGCTGAAGTTTGCAAACACAGTATACTTAAACACACATCTATTCCTGTTAACATTGTAATGTTAAAACAAGATGAACTACGTGAACGAGGATACTATACTCGAGAAATAGATAAACTTGCATCAACTGAGTTTACCTTTACACGTTTTTTAGTACCTGTACTCAACAACTATGAAGGTATGGCTATATTCTGTGATAGTGATATGGTATTCTTAACTGATATTGCTGAATTGCTAGAAGAAGTAGATTCTAAAAAGGCAATAAGTTGTGTACAACACGATTACACACCGCCTCCGGGAATGAAGATGGACGGAAAACAACAGTTAGCCTATCCACGTAAAAACTGGAGTTCGATGGTTGTGTGGAATTGTGCTCATAAGGATAATGCAAAAGTAACAAAAAAACTAGTCAATGATCCAGAAATTACTGGTGCATATCTGCATAGGTTTAGTTGGTTAAATGATAAAAGTATTGGGTTACTTGGACCACAATGGAATTGGCTTGTGGGATGGTATGTAGAAGGCCGAGATGGAACACCTAGTTTATTACATTATACAGAAGGCGGCCCTTGGTTTAACAACTACACAGACTGCGATTACAGCGAAACTTGGAAAGGATACCACAACAGTTATCTTGCAACTAACACAAACCCAGTTATTAAAATAGAAGACTTGTCATTGCCAAGCCAATTAAAGTTGGACATTCAAGCCTTGCTTACTGCATGTAGTGATCCGTATAATATATATACCGACGGATTGGTACAGAGTTATACTAAGCAAATAGTACACAGGTATACTACTCCAGGTCTAGTCGGAATAATTGATGCTGGTGGTGAACCTATACCAGGACAAGAACCTAAACCAAAGGAGCAAATGAAGATGGATGCAATCTTAGATAATTTTCTTACAGGAGCAGTAGGTGTATTTGCTGGTAGTAAGAATCTTCCAAATATTCCTTTAAACGTTCCTGTTGTAGTAAGAGGTATTGCTAAAAAGAAAGTAATGCACAAATGTATTGCAGATGGTAGAAATTTTTACTACATAGATACAGGTTACTTTGGCAACGGAAAAACCAAACTCTATCATCGGATTACCAAAAATGGATTACAGTTTAATTTACCAATCTGGAAGGATTGTCCAGATGATCGTTTTTTAAAGACAGACACTGCTCTTCACAAACGTACAAATGGAAGAAGTATATTATTATGTCCTCCTAGTCAGAAAGCATTAACTTATTGGAATGTTGATTTGCAAGAATGGTTGGATTCAACAGTTGCAGAAATTAAACTCCATACTGACAGGCCTATTGTTATAAGAGAAAAACAAAGTCGTCATCTAAGAGCCAATGTTAACACAATGAAAATGGCACTAGCAGACGATGTACACTGCATGGTAACTTACAACAGTATTGCCGCAGTTGAAGCATTGATATTAGGTAAGCCGGTGTTTACTATGGGACCTAATGCTGCTGAACCGTTGGCAAACACAAATCTAAGTAACATTGAAGAACCAATGATGCCTGTAATAGGCAGGGTACGTCAATTGTGTTGCAACCTAGCATACAATCAGTTTACACCGGCAGAGATGATCGATGGAACAGCCTGGAGCATGTTAGGAGATAACTATTCCAGAGAAATTCCAGTAGATAACACTGATTATAGACAATTAAAAAGTTATTTTCCAAAATGAGCCAATGGGATTACGATGTTGTAGTTTACTTAGGAACATTACCTAAGATTAAAAATCACAACATCAAAGTACAAGTTATGCGAGCATTTGGCGAAGGAGCTAACAAGTGTGGTGTACGATGGCTAGTAGATGACAATCTCAATGATCGTAAAGTTTACAACACACGTCTAGCAGTAATACTTGGATGGGTTGGAATGAGCTACTCAGGACAGCACATATACTTTCGAGAAAGTATTATAAACCATCAGAAAGCAACGGGTGCTAGAGTTATGAGTATTGATGGCAGTTGTTTTAAGTTCCATAATCAACACGAAAACATGTGGTTACGTTATAGTTTAGATAGTGTATTTTGGAACACAGGCGAATATGCAAATACCAATAGTAACGGTAATCACTGGAGTATGGTACAAAGTAGTTTAAACCTACAAGTATCACCGTGGAGGAATCAAGGCAAGGAGATATTGATTTGTTTGCAACGTGATAATGGATGGAATGCAAAAGGGTTTGATCAAGAGTATTGGTTAAAGAAAACTATTAAAAAAATACGTGGTCTTACAGACGAACCAATAAAAGTACGAGCTCATCCTGGAGATCTAAACAGAAATAGAACAAAAAATAAACATGATTGGAGTTGGGTAAATCAGCACAATAACGTTGAGCTCATTGATAGTATTCATACCTCCTTACACCAAAGCATGGAAACTGCCCGATGTGCAGTTTATTATAATAGTTCTAGTAGTGTGCTAAGTGTATTAAAAGGAATCCCCACATTTGTAAGTGAAGAGGGTGCAGTTACTTGGAACGTTGCAAATCATAATTTAAAAAATATTATAAATCCGTTTATTCCAGATCGCACTCAGTGGTTCAATGATTTAGCACAAGCACACTGGACTATAGAACAAAGTCGTGCAGGTGAAATATATAAACATTTTGAGCAGTATCTACCAACCTAGTATACAGTCGTTGCGTACTCTACCTAGTTCTCTAGCACCCCAACTTTTTAACAAGTCAACACACCCGTATTGGGTTTCTTTTGTAATACCTGTGTCTTCGTGTAGTTTTTGTTCAACTACTATCACTGGTTCATGTGTGCGTATTATGTTCTCACCACCTTTGAGAATCTGCATTTCATACCCTTCACAATCAATTTTCATATAGTCTATACGATCAAACATACAACTGTCAAGTCGTTTCATTTTGACCTGGCCTGATCCAATTGTGTTTTTATTGATATGCGAATGTCCTGTATTGCCTTCTGTTATTATCATATCAATGGTAGTATCTTCTGTTCCAAGTGCTATTGGCCATATTTCAATATTTTCCATTGGAACATTACGTTGTAAGCATTCTTGAAACTCTACCACAGGCTCAATGGCAATTACATGTGCAAACTTACGTG